TAGATAACCCCGAAGATATACTTCATCAATACTAAAACATAGAAGGAGAAAACTATGCCAGAAGAAGAAAAGAAAACAGTAGATATAGATACTTCAGGTCCAGCAATGGATGTTGATATCCCTGAAACTCAACCGGAATCTGATGTTGTAGAAAAAGAAGTTCCTAAAGAGGAACCTACAGTTAGACCAGTTGAAGAATCTACTGCAGATAAAAGAACCTATGAAAAGAAAAAAGATCATGGGCAAGATATCTCTTATGAAAATGAGACAGAGGTAAAAGTAGAGAAAGACGAATTGAAAGATTATAGTGAAGGCGTACAGAAAAGAATAGCTAAGTTAACTAAAAAATGGAGAGAGGCGGAACGTCAAAAAGACGAAGCTCTTTCTTATGCTCAAAGAGTAATGAAGGATAAGAGAGATGCAGAAGCTAAACTCAAGAAAATAGAACCTAACTTTCTTTCTGTAACCGAAGAAAGTATCACAACAGGTATTGAAGCAGCTAAAGCACAACTTGCAGCAGCTAGAGAAGCACAAGATCTTGGCGCTGAAGCAACGGCAATGGCTAAGATATCTGAATTAGGATACAAACAAGCGAAGCTAACTGAGACTAAGGAAGCCCAGGCAGCTTTTGAAAAACAACAAGCGGACAAAAAACCTGAACCTACATTAGGTAGACAAATGGCGGCAAAAGGAACACCTGATCCTAAAGCTGAAGCGTGGAGTGAAAGAAATCCATGGTTTGGTCAAGATACAGCAATGACTTATACTGCTTTTGATTTACATTCTAAATTAGTAGATCAACAGGGTTTTGATCCATCGAGTGACGAATATTATGAGGAGATTGATAAACAAATAAGACTTGAATTTCCCCATAAATTTGATAAGAAGAATGTAACGGATTCGACTAAACCACCACAAACAGTAGCTTCAGCGAAGCGAAGTGGAAAAACTGGTCGCAAAACAGTGAGACTCACGCCGTCTCAAGTTACAATCGCTAAAAAATTAGGTGTGCCACTTGAAGAGTATGCGAAACAATTAAACATCACGAAGGAGGCGTAAGCATATGAGTAACGATAAAAAAACTTCCCGTGCGAGTCAAACAAGAGAAAAAGAATCTCGAAAAAAAGTTTGGACTCCACCATCATCTTTAGATGCACCCCCTGCACCGACAGGATTTCAGCACAGATGGATAAGAGCTGAAAGTATGGGATTTGACGATTCTAAAAATGTCCAAGGTCGAGTTAGATCTGGATATGAACTAGTTAGAGCCGATGAATACCCAGATTCAGACTTTCCTGTAGTTGAAAGCGGTAAGTACAAGGGAGTGATCGGAGTTGGCGGCCTAGTGCTCGCTAGGGTACCTGATGAGATTGTAAAACAACGTGCCGACTATTATGCACAACAACATAATGATAAAGTCGAAGCGATGGATAAAGATCTTATGAAGGATGAGCATCAGAGTATGCCAATCGATATTGATAGGCAGTCTCGTGTAACTTTTGGTGGCTCAAAGAAATCCTAAAAAATTTCTTAAACCATTAAAAATCTACTAACCCGTGCTGGAGGTTCCTTCGGGGACAGGCACATTTATAGGAGGCCTTTATGGCTAATAAAGACGCAGCCTTTGGCTTAAGAGCTATTGGCAAAGTGGGTCAGAATAGAGATAACCAAGGATTAGGTGAGTACAGTATCACAGCTAACGATACTACTACTATCTATTTCCAAGATGCGGTTTCAGCTACAGCAGCAGGTACAATTCACCAAGCTGCAGCTTCGGAAGCGTTTCTTTTAGGATCACTTAATGGTGTTTTCTACACAGACCCAAACACAAGCAAGCCTACGTGGAGCAACTATTATCCAGGGAGCACAAACGCTTCTGATATAGCAGCTTTCGTAAGCGACGACCCGTATGAAAGATTTGAAATTCAGTCGAACAACACACTTGCCTCTGCGCAAACTGATGTGTTCATGAATTACAATATCGAAGTAACTGCAGGAGATTCTGCTAACTACGTTTCAAAATCGGAGTTAAATGATTCGACTACAACTACTGGTACGGCACAACTAAAAGTAGTAGGTGTTTCAAAAGACATCGACAACAATGAATTAGGTTCATCAAACGTAAATTTTGTTGTTATGATTAATGAGCACTTATATAATGCTAAAAATAACGGCATATAATAGCGAGAATAGGAGATAAAACATGGCTATATCAAGAGGACAACTAGTTAAAGAACTAGAACCAGGCCTGAATGCACTATTCGGACTGGAATATAAACGTTATGAGAATCAGCATGCTGAGATATATGTAACTGAAACTTCAGACAGAGCGTTTGAAGAAGAAGTTATGTTATCTGGTTTTGCAAACGCTTCAGTTAAACCAGAAGGTTCTGGCGTAGTTTTTGACAATGCTCAAGAAACTTACACAGCTAGATACACTATGGAAACTGTTGCTCTTGCGTTCGCAATCACTGAAGAAGCGATTGAGGACAACTTGTATGACAGACTTGCGTCTAGATATACAAAAGCATTGGCTAGATCCATGGCAAACACTAAACAAATCAAAGCAGTTGATCCATTGATCAATGGGTTACCGCAAACTGCAACTTTCACTTCTGGTGATGGTTCTGCATTGTTTGCAACAAACCACCCAACGATTGCTGGAACAGTAAGTAATACTTTGACAACTCAAGCGGACCTTAATGAAACTTCATTAGAGCAGTCTTTAATCGACATTGCTGCAATGACAGATGAAAGAGGTTTAAAAATTGCTGCAAGAGGAATGAAAATGATCGTTCCACCTGCAAACCAATTTAATGCTGAGAGACTTATGAAGTCACAAGGTAGAACTTCAACAGCTGATAATGATATTAATGCAATCGCATCTATGGGAATGATTCCTCAAGGTTACAGAGTGAACAATTTCTTAACTGATGCAGATTCATTCTACATTATCACTGATGTTCCAAATGGAATGAAGTACTTCGAAAGAACTCCAATCAGAACAGCGATGGAAGGTGATTTCGATACTGGAAACGTTAGATATAAAGCTAGAGAAAGATACAACTTCGGTGTATCTGACTATAGAGGTATCTACGGCGTTCAAGGTGCTTAATGACTAAAAATTTTGTGGCGGGACATAGTTCCGCCACAATCTAATATTATAATGAAAGAATGACTCCTTCAAAAAAATTTAGAATAAAAATTGCGGCCTATCACTATGGCGCAGATTTTTTTATATCTTGTGTAGAAACCCCCGAAAATATAGAAAATGCAATCCTTGACAAATTGGGACAAGGAGATATAAAATGGGAATATCTTGGAGAAATGAATAATCCAAAGGTAAATAGAATAACCTATGAGGAGGTTATAGATGGAAGTGCATCAACATCTACAGGATCTTTACAAACAGAAAAGGAGCCTGGAGTTAGAATGGGAGCAGGAGCATCTTAATGAGGGTAGATATACTCTCAATATGGTTAGAATTGATCATAAGGTCAGGGAAGTAATAAACCATATTAAACACGCAGAAGCTAAAAAAGAACTTTTGCAGCATAAAGTGGAAGACGCAGCTCCACAAGTTTCCGTAGCTACTTAATAAAAAGCTACATCGTTGGAAAAATTCAATCCACATCATACGCCCTCTTGCGCTCTACTGAAAATTAAGTTATAAATATCTCACTATACAATTAATTAATTGGATATCGACGCGTATAGTCGACGGCCTAGAGACGATATCTTATAACTAGGAGAATAATTATGGCAAATACAACCTTTGACGGACCAGTAAGGTCGAGAAATGGTTTTCAATCAATTGGACCAGGAGCAATCCCTGCATTAACTTTAGCTACAGATTTAACTGTCGCTGATCACGCAGGAAGACTTGTAACTATGGACCCTGCAGGTACACCAACTGCAATTACCATCCCTGCAATTAATGCAACGGCTGATTCTGCAATAGCAGGTCCAGGAAGTGATCCAAATAACCCAAGCACAATTGGTACAACTTTTGAAATTCTTTTTACAGACGATTTCACAGGTACAATCAAGACAGCTGATACTAACGACAAATTTGTTGGTATTATCACATCTGGTATTGATGCTTCAGTTGCTGGAAAACAATGGGTTCCGGCAGC